TCAGTACGTCATCCACAATCGGGTGATCTGGTCGGTGTCGGTCGGCTGGCAGGCGCGTAGGTACACCGGCTCCGATCCGCACACTAACCACGTGCACATTTCCGGCAAGCACGGGTCCTCAAACGGTAACGGTGCGACCTGCACCGGGTACAACCTGGCCGCGCAGGACAGCGCCCCCACGTTCAACGTGTGCGGCCCCACGCCGCCGCCGCCCCCGCCGCCGCCGAGCGGGCACGTTCCCGGCTCTCGTGCCCTTCAGCTCCAGAACCCGCACATGGCTGGCGCGGATGTGGCGTTCGTGCAGCGGTTCATCGGCCCGAAGCAGGCCGGTCCGGCGGACGCCGACTTTGGGCCGGGCACGAAGTCGGGCGTCGAGTGGTACCAGCGCCTGCGCGGCATCACGGTGGACGGCGTCGTCGGACCGGAGACGTGGCGTCAGATGGGCGTGAGGTGGCAGGGATGAACCCGTTCCGCCGCTTCCCGATCGCCACGCTGATCGTGTGGGCCACGGCGCTCGGCGGCGTACTGGTGGCGCTCCAGTCGTCGGGCGTGCTGACCGGCTCGGCCGCGCACTGGGTGGACGCCGCCGCCGGAGCCCTTCAGGTGGTGCTGACCGCGTATGCGCACCAGCACGTCACGCCGGTCGCCAACCCGCGGGACGCCGTCGGCCGCCGCCTGGTCCCGGCGCGCGACAGGTTCCTGGGGCCGCCTCAGCAGTAGGATTGCGACCGACCCGCCTCCTGTGCAGGGTGCCCGCCCCCCGCGCGGAGCACGCCCGGCACGGGAGGCGGTCTGAGGCGAAGCGAGGGGCGATGGCCGGGCGTACCCCGACGAGTGTGATCAGCGTGAGCCGTACCGCGCTGACGGCCTTCCCGCAGCCGTCCGTGGCGGGAGACGTGGCCAACGGCAACGTGAGCCCGAACGACGGGGCGACCATGCTTGCCGTGTTCAACGCGGACGGCGCTTCCACGCACGTTCTGACCGTGCAAGTTGCATCCGGGGTGGACGGGTTGACGGCGGGTCCTCGCTCGTACACGATTCCGGTCTCGGCGTCCGGCACCCAGGTTGTGGGGCCGTACCCGCTCCAGTTTTACAGCTCGCAACTGCTGTGGAACGTGGACAACGCCAACCTCAAGGTTGCCGCGTATTCGCTGCTGGGGCCGTAGCTCTGAGCTACCAGCGCACCGTGAGCAGCAGAGCCAGGGGAAGCAGTGCCTGCGCAGTGTCGAGCACGGTGAGCACGACGAACCTCTTCCACGACTCGGTCATAGCGGGTCGGCAGTAGACGCCACCGGCACCTCGTCGCGCGCCCAACCCAGAAGCCGGATCACGGTGTCGCCCGGCGTGGCCCCGTCCCACTTCGGCGCGTGTGAAACCTCGGGCACCTCGGCGAAGTCATCCCAGTGGGACAGCTTGTAGTGGTAGGTGATCGTCCCGGCGGGCGTGTCGATCCCCACGATGAAGTAGCCGCCCTCAAACATCGGGCTGTCGTCGGGGTGGTGCGCCTTAGACCGCCAGGAGATGTCGGCCCGCTCGGCCGCCAGGGCTGCCGTGAGGGCTCGCCGGTGGTCGTACAGCTCCTTCATCGTGTGGTGGCCGTCGCTGAGCTGGCTCGGCTTGCCCTCGTACACGTAGCAGTCGTCAGTACATGGGGCATCGAGGTGGGCGTGCGGCGGCCCGATCAGCGTGCGCTTCATGACGGAAGGTGCTCCGTCTGGGGTCCGAACGGCGGGAGGTCGGCGGTTGTCGCCGGGGGGTCGACGACGGTGGCCGGGCGCGGGACCGGGCCGGGCTTGCCCTGGTCGGAGCGGATGCCTGCACGGACCCCGTGGTCCTTGGCTGTGACCAGCGCGTTCAGGGCGGTCGTCAGCTCGGCCGAGTCGGCGCTCACCTCGCGGATGAGGTTCTGTCCGGCGTCGTAGAACGGCTTCGAGAAGCGCCGAAGCTGGTCGGACAGGTGTGAGAAGCAGAGCCACTGCATGGCGTCCTGGACGCCGGGGTGGCGTCCTGTGGTCAGGTCGGCGGCGTGTTCGGGGGTGCCCGGCTTGCCTGCGTTGGTCATGAGGTCTCCTCCTGGTCGTTGTCGATCTTGTAGTTGAGCGAGTATCCGGGATCGAGGTTGGGAGTGTCGGCCCATTGGTAGCCGCCGTCCTCGGTGAGGTGCCACCAGCCGTAGCCGTTGACGGTGTGGATCTTCGCGGGGATCTCGCGGGGGTCAGCCCCGGCCCGTCGCTCGATGACCCAGCCCAGCGCGATGCACTCCCCGACGTGCGCCGCCGTAAGGGTCATATCGTGGCACGGGCGGCAAAGCATGAGCAGATTTTGCGGGCTGTTGGAGACGGCCGCCGCAGCACCGTGCACACCGCCGGAGCCGCGCGTCATCCGGTGGTGCGGATCGAGGCTCCCAGGCAGGCCGCAGCCCTCACACCGCCCGTATGCTCGGGCCTGCGCGAGGGCTTTGGCGGCTTCAAATTTCACAGAGGCTCAAGGTTCTCGTCGGGACAAACCTCGTTGACCGAGCAGTAGACCGGGAAGCAGCCCCATCCGTCGGGGTCTTCGTGGCCTTCGCAATCGGGGTTGCGGCCAGTGTCGTGCAGGGCGTGGTGGTCAGCAAGGTCGGCCGGGGTCATCAGTCCGTGCGTCGTATACATCTGCTCATCTCCCTCTGTATGCCATAAGCATACAGCAAGGACACTAGCAGGGGCAATGATGGGTCTTGCTGTGTTCCGGGTTCGGCCAATGCCCAGTGGCTCGCTTCTCTAGCCGCGCGCAGTGCCCCTTGACCTGATCGGGCTTGACGTACTTGCCCAGGTGGTCCAGGCAGCGGCAGAACGCGCACGGCTCGGGCCAGCGAATCTTCGCCGCGCCCTCGCCGGTGGTCCAGTAGGCGTCTAGCCGCTCCTCCCCCGCCACACCTTTCGGGGTGACGGCGAAGGAGCGGCTGAGGGCGTAGCCGAGGTCACGGGCGAGCTGCGCAAGCTGCATGAACCTCAGGCTACCGGGGGCGCGTTCCCGCTGACGATGAAGTCCTCGAAGGCCTTCGCCCGGCGCAGGATGTCCCCGGTGGCCTGGACGCGCCCGGCGGCAGCGCCGCTCGCGACGATCGCCTGTGCGAGCGCTTCGAGCCTGACCCTCTCCGGCGCGAGAAGCTTGTCTTCCGTCGCCATCAGAGCCCCGAGTGGGCGACGCCGTAGACGGCCTGCGCGTGCGTGAAGGCGTCGCCCGCGTCCGCCTCCAACTGCTCGGTGAGCCCCTTGCGGGAGAACCCGCTCATTGACAGGTAGCCCTTGGCCGCCTTGACGGCCTGCGCGTTCCAGTCGACGTGTAGCGAGTCGACGGCCGCCGTCGCGTCTTTCGCCGTGTATCCGTCGCCGGAGTCTGAGGAAAGCTGCCTGATCAGGCCCGTGCGGGAGAAGGGCTGCATGTCGAGGTAGGCCTGCGCGTCGCGGGCGGCGTTGCGCTGCTCGGCGCTGACCGGCGGGGCCGGGGTGGCGGGCCGGGTGAACGGTGCGGTGTGCACGGGGGAAGCGGTCGGCGTCGGGGTGACGCTGCCGGAGCAGGCGACCACTCCGGCCAGGGCTAGCAGGGCCGCGCAAGTCGCGGCCACGATGCGGATCTTGCTCATGCCTTCTCCTCCAAGATCAAAAATGATTGCGAGATGGTGGGCGACCCGGCGTCCACCCGGGTCGCCCGTGCCGGTGTGCACCCGGACCGGCGTCCGGCTGAGAACCCCCGGGTCATCCGGCCTGGACAGGTCGGGGGCATGTGCGCTGCCACGGCGGGAGTCGAACCCGCACCGCCCCGAGTTTGCACCCCGGGTCGCTCTGGCCAATTAAGCTACGTGGCATAAATCCCGGTGCGCGGAACCCGCCGGGCCGGGCCGCAGGCGGCAGGCCGCCGCAGTTGGAAACGGCCTGCCCGCCCCTCCGCTAGATCAGGGGCCTGTCCTCCTCAGGGGCCGCCCCTGGCTGGAACGTGCTGATCCCCAACTCCCGGGCAACGTCGTTGATCATGTTGCGGATGTCGCTCGGGGCGAACTTCCGCCAGCATTCCTCGCCGACGCCCTCGTTCCGGTGGTCCATGGCCTCGTGGTTCTCGCGGGCACCTTCGATCCAACCGCCTAGATTGCGGAGCATGGCGTGCAGCGCCACGCTCTGGGCGATCCGCCGAAGGCCGTTCGGGGTGCTGACCTCGACCTCTACCGGTGCGGGCGCGGGCAGCCGGTCACGGATCTCGGTGAGCAACCGCATGACGGCCGGGTCCAGCTCGGCCACGGCCCTGATGGTCATCTCCGCCTTAGCCATGGTCGTACGCTCCGTTCTCCAGCCGGTCCGCGAACGTCGGGTCGTACTGGTCCTCAGGGACGAGACGGCCGCTGGGCGCGGCGGCCTCCAGCGTCCGGGTGAAGCCGAGGGCCAGCGCTTCCATGCGCCCGACGCCGTCGCTCGTCGTGGTGACAGTGACGAACGGGTCTCCCCGCGTGACCTCTATGAACGGCAGCTCCTCGCCGGTCGCCGGGTCGAGTCCCTTGCCGACGGGCAGAGAGCCCGCCACGTCGAGGAGCTTCTTTAGGAACGCGGGGCGCACGACCTGCACGGTCTGCACCTCGTCGGGGTACTGCTTCAGGCACCAGGCCAGGGCCGCCGCCTCGTCGGTCACCTTCGCCGTCCTGCGGCCCTCGGAGTAGCCGACGGCGGCGATCTTGGTGCCGTCGGGCAGGTACGCGCCGACCCGCTCCACGTGCCGCAGCCCCATGTCCCGGGTGACTCTGGCCCGCAGGCCCTTCTCTATCGGCCCCAGGCACTTCAGGTACGCCTGAAGTGCCGCCAGCCTCTCCGCGTCGGTCAACTTCGGAGCCTCGACGTGCCGGAAGTCCTCGGAGCGCCACCAGATCGCGCTCCCAGAGGTCCGGAACTGCTGGGATGCTGCGCCGATGGTCCGCACCACGGACACCGTCACCACCTCCCCGCCGGTCCGGCGGTACACGCGGTCGCCGGTCACGAACTGCACGGGATCCGGAATCTGTTCGGTCATGTCGCGCTCCTGTTCAGTCGGTTGCATTCGTTCAGGGTTCGGGACATCAGGGCCCGAGCGTTGTCGTGCGCGCGGCGGCCCTTGCCGGGCGTGCGCGCCGCGGTGACCTTGGCGTGTCCGCAGGGGCAGCGCCATATCGCGTGGTTCGTGCAGCGGACCAGGGTGAACCCGGCCCGCTCGAACATCTGGCGGAGCGCCGAGCTGGCGTCCATCACTCGGCCGGGCCGCTGGCCTCGGCCGAGGCGTGCTCGGCCAGCTCTCGCGCCTCGTATAGCGCCTGCTCCAGGTGCGAGCTGGGCGAGACCATCACCTTCAGCAGGCCACGGTTGGCCGCCAAGGCCCTCAGGCCATCGATCGCGCCGACCGTGGCTTCGGTGTCCTGCGCCCCTGCCGCAAGCTTGACCGCGATGACGGTCGTGGCGGTCATCTTCGGCTCGCTGTCGCCGCCGTTGTCGGGGTTGCCGACCGCGCGGTTGTGTAGGCCCTTGCTCGCCATCCAGTCATACGCCTTGACGGCGGACTCCAGGGAGACGGTGCCCATCTTCGCCTGGAAGTCGTAGACCTCGGTGTCGGTCCAGGAGGTCTTGGCCACCTTCGGCGGCTCGGCAGCGGGCGGGGCGGAGACGGGCCGGTTCCGCTCGCCCTCATGGTTGACGCCTTGCCGGTGCTGGTCGAACGCCTGCCGTACGGGCTTGGCGTCGTCCCAGCTTTCCCGGGACGTGGCTTGCGCCTGCTTGCCGTCGTCGTCCTCGCCGCCGGGGTAGGCACCAGACAGGGCCAGGGTTAGGTAGCGGCGGCCGTAGGTCATGGCCGAGCCGATGTCCTGCGGTACGCAGCGGCGCGGGTCCGGCAGCGGCCAATCCCCCGTGTCGCTCTCGCCGCCCTCGTGCAACAGGGTCACCTTCAGCATGTAGCCCTCGCTGGTGAACACGTTCTTCGAGGTGACCGACAGGCCGTGCTTGCCCAGAACGGGCAGGACGGTCTCCACGACCTGGGCAAGGTCGGCGTACCCGTACGAGCGGTCGTACGACCGGCCGTCCTTGGTCTCACCCTTGACCTTGGCCTTCTCGTCCTTGGTGAGCTTCGGGAGCTCCGCTTGGAATGCGGCGAGCGCTGCCGCCAGGTTGGGGTGCCGGTGCTGGAGTTTGGTGTCGACGACGACGGTGTCCGTCATGCGTGTGCCTCCTCGATTGACTGTCTACGCACAGCATACACTACCAGCTAGCGCGCGGGCAACTGTCGATGTGGCCGCCTGACATGTTGTTGTTGCCGCAAGTACATTCCGGACCGTGGACCGGGCACGTCTCCGAGACCTTCTCGGGCAGCGGGCAGTCGCAGCCCGGCGCACCGTAGGGCGGCCGGGGCCGATATAGCGGGTTCGGCTTGGCGTCCCGCGTCCGCAGAGTCTCCCCCGGCCTCGACTGCTGCGAGGTGCGCTGAAGCCACTCGTGAACGGCTTCTTCGGCCACGTCGCCGCACTTCTGCATGCCGAGGTACTTTCCGCTCTCCGGGTCGGACCCCGCGTCCCTCAGCCGCCCCAAGACGTGCCGCACCATGTCCGCCCCGGTACGTCCGGCCACTACCGGTGCGTCGCCCCTAGCCTCGATCTGCCCCCGCTTCGCCTTTTCCCGGGCGTCCTGGGCAGCGATCAGCCGCGCCCGCTCGCGCAGGTCAGCCGGGCGCGGCCAGTACGGCGAGGTGCGAATCCACTCGACGACAGCGCGCCGGGCCAGGCTGAACGGCAGGTCACCGACGGCGGCGGACCAGATCATCTGGTCGCGGGGGTCGGCCTGCTGCCGGTAGGCGGCGGCGCAAACGTCGATCAGCTCGGTGACTTCTTCGGGTGTCATGCGTCCCTCGTCAAGGTGTCGTAGAGGCGGGCGGCAGCAGTGGTGCCCGCCTCGGCGGCGCGGCGCTCCGCGTCGGCCTGGTGGGCGGTAAGGCGGGCCGGGGGCATCTCCGGTCCCTGCTGCACGCGGATCAAGTAGGAGTCGAACAGGGACGGCCGAGAGGCGACCCGGTCGGCCAGCATGGCGGCCAGCGCCCGACGGATCAAGGCGTCGTCGAACCCGTCGGCGAGAGCCTGGCGCACGCCCATCCCGTACCGCTTGATGACCGAGGTGCTGAGCTTGACGCTGTTCTCGGTGCAGTAGTCGATCCACCGGCGCGTGAGCTGCCCGGCGTTCGGCGTCTCAGCAACTTCAAGAGCGGCACCGACAGGGGCAGCGAAGAGGCCCCCGCCGTCGGTGATCTCTCCGGAAACGACCTCCCCGTTGCGCGAAGCGCCGGGGTTCAAAGCTGATGGTTCAGTTGATGGTTCAGTAGGAGGAATAACCGGACTCTCTGACCGGTGGTCCTGGACAGAGAGTCCGGTGGGTTCGGTCAGAGAGTCCGGTGGGGTACCGGTCACAGGGTCCGGTTCAAGCTGCCTCATCGTCCGCCAGTCGACGGTCTCGGGCAGCTCCGTGCCGGGGCCATCGATGAGCAACTGATACCGGCATGACCGCCGGGTGTTGTCGCTGCGGTAGCGGTAGAAGACCCGGATCAGGCCCTGGATGACGAGTAGTTCGGTCGCCCGCCGGATGGTCCGTTCGCTCATCTCGGTGAGCTTGGAGAGCGATTCCTGGCCGGGCCAGCAGGAATAGTCACTACCGGCGTGGTCGGCCAGCATCATCAGCAGGAACTTTGCGGAGGTATTTCCGGTCTGCTGCTGGCGAGCCCAGGCGGTTGCATCGTGCGACACGGTGCCTCTTTCAGATTGGGCACCCTACGGAGTTGCCGAGGCTGTATGGCCTCGGTAGACTCCGGGGTGCTGAGTGCGATCAGCAGGGAATGCCTTCAACGCCTCGGGTCTGGCGGCCCGGGGCGTTGCCTATTCTGCCCCCGTCAGGCGACGGGGGACAACTCCTGTCCGGGCTGGTCGTACCAGACGCGCCGGGTCGGGGTGGCGAACCCGGCGATGATCGTCGAGGCGTACCAGAGAGGTTCCCTGATCTCCGGGAAGTCGACGGGGGGCAGGTGGTCGCGCTGCTTCCACTGCTGCGGAGTGAACCGTTCGACGCGCATGTGTCGGGCGATACCTGCGAGGTCCACGATCAGCCTGGTCCGTTCCAGTTCCCGCAGGTTCTCGTCGGGGCTGGCCGTGATGGCGTCGTTGAGCCGCTGGACTTCGCCCGTGAGCCGATCGACTTCGTCTCGAAGTCGCTGGATCTCCTGGCACGCCTCCTGCCACATCGGCTTATAGCTGGTGGCCATATTCGTCCTTTACCTGGTTCCTGGATGTTCGTCAGCCATGAGCATACGGGATTGATCGGGTATCCGGCTACGCTCGGCCGCCCTCTGGCTGAAGCCCTCTGTCCCGCCCTGGTTGACAGAGGGATCCGGGTTCGTGCATGATGGCGTCGTTCAAAGGAAGCACAAGGAAAGGACCGACGATGCTCAACCCGGTCGCACTAGCTGTCCTGGCGGTCGCCGCCCTGGTCGCCGCCCTGGTCGCCATCACCACCATGATCCGAACCGACGGCGTGCAGACGCCGCGCCTGGCCGACGCCACGCCGCTACCCCCGAGCGTCGAGACCAACACCGGCAAGACCCCCCGAGCGCCGCGAAAGCTGCGTATCGAGTACGACCCGCTAGACCACCGCATTCCCCTGGCCGAAGTCGAACGGCGCATGAGCCAGTTCCCCGCCTGGAGCCAGGCACCGACCGAGACGGCAGGGCTTCCCGACCTGAACCCGGTAGAGCCCGGCCCGCTGCACGTCATCGGAGACATCCCCACCCTGGAACTGGCCGTCATCCGATGACCGGCTTCGGCGAGCGCACGATCCGCACCGAATCGGTCCGAGCTGCACACATCCGCGACGTCTACGGAAGCTGCGTGCAGCTCGGAATCAGCATCCGTGACGAAGGCCTTCGGCGTCCCATCACCGTGTGGAGCGATGCGACCCTCATCTCCGGCGCTCGGCGGCTGCGCGCGGCCCAACTGGTAGGCCAGCAGCGCATTCAGGCGATCTTCGTGGACAACATCGAAGACGCCGCGAAGCGCCTGCACGACGACATGCAGGACGCCTACCTGTCCCGGCCGTACACGTGGACCGAGGTGTGCCGCCTCTGGGGGGTGTTGCGCCGCCTCGACGCCCCGGCCGCCGCCGTCCGCGCCGAGGTGTCCCGCCGCCGTGGCGTCGAACTGCGCCGACTCACGATGGCCGGTAAGCGCAAGCCCGGCCGGGAACGCAGCCGGACTGAGGATTACGCCCTCGGCGTCATCAGCGCGCCGTTCGGCATGTCCGAGGCGACCGCCAAGCGGCTGTGGACCGTCTACAGCATGGCCAACGGCCTCATGGAAACGACGGACGAGAGGCGTGAGCTGGCTGTGACCGCGATGCGCAGCCTCGACGCGGGCGATGGCAGCATCTCGGCAGCCTACGAGCGGCTGATCCATGACCGCCCGACGCTCGCCGCCCGACCACGCCCGAAAGACCAGATCGAGTCGGCCGCCGCTTCTCGGCAGAGCACTGCGTGGACCAGGTCCCTACCGCAGATGGAGGGACTGGTGGCCGGACTCGTTGAGCTCGGGCCGCCCAATGCCGAGCTGGCCTGGGATCAGGTTGAGCCGGTGCGCGCGCGGCTGATGGCCGTACGTCGCGACCTGGAAAAGATCATCAGGCAGATGAAGGAGACCAGCAAGTCATGAGCAGCCCGAAAACCGACCGCGTCACCTACGAGATGGTTGAGCGCAAAGTGGGAGACCTGTGGGTTGACCCCACCGTTCAGCGCAGCCTGCGCAAGGCCCGCGTGACGACCATGGCCGCCGACTTCCGCCCTGAAGCCCTCGGCGTGCTGACCACCTCGTTCCGCTCCCCGAAGCGTATCCACGTGATCGACGGGCAGCACCGCTACCGCGCCGCCGAGCAGGCCGCCTACACCGGCACCATCCAGACCATGGAATACCACGGGTTGAGCATCCCCGAAGAGGCCGCCCTGTTCCGCCTGCTCAACGCCACCGAAAAGGTTTCCAAGATTGACGAGTTCCTGATCTCGTGCGTCGAACAGAACCCCGACTCGCTACGGCTGGCCGGATTTCTGTCCGACCACGGATGGGCGCTCGGAGCATCCGCCACCGAGGCCCGGCTGTCCGCCATCGGCAGCCTGGAGCGCGTCTACAGGCTGTCCCCCGAGGCCGCCGACGCCACCCTGTCCGTGATCACCGCCGCGTACGGCCACCGCCCCGCCGCCGCGCAGGGCTCCATGATCGAGGGCCTGGGCCGGATGCTGGCCCGGTACGGCAGGGACGTAGACCTGGCCGTGCTCGCCAAGAAGCTCGCCAAGGTCCCCGGTGGACCGGATGGGCTGCTCGGCAACGCCCGTGGGCGCAAGCTCACCCGCGCCGGAAACCTGTCCACCCAGGTCGCGCAGATCATCACCAACGAGATCTACAACAAGGGGTTGCGTTCCAACGCCCTGCCCGAATGGTCGTGACCGACGGTGCCTAGGCAGTTCGGGAAGGTTGACGCCTCCGCACGCTGGCCGACCTGCCCGAACTGCCAGCACAAGCACCAGCCAGACGCCGCGTGCCCCAAGGTCGGCGTCTGGCTGGTGCGCGGCTCCTCCGTCGGCATCCTCGGCGGCGTGCTCTGGCTGAAGCGCCCCATGCCCGACGGGCAGTGGCCCGCAAACCAGCGCCTACCCCGAGATGACTCGTTCTCCTGGTGGGTTCGCGCGCACTGCGGCCACCCGGGCGGGGCAGGCCAGTTCGCGTTCTACGAGGAGAGCTACGCCGACATGTACGAGTGGGTCTTCCGGGGGAATCCCTGCTCGTGGACCCGATGCCCTAACCGCGCCATGATCGAAAACGAGAGGGGAGACAGTGAGGCCGTTCATGGCTCGCATCGTGTTGACTGGCGGACCGTTCGACGGTGAGGAGGCCGCCTTCGCCCCGCCCGACCTGGGAGTTCCCGCACAGATCGTCTGGGCTGGCTGGTTCCCCTGGGGCTTCGACGCCTGGCTGTACGAATGGCGCGGCGAGACGACCAAGGGCAGCGGCATCACTGATGCTCTTGTTTACCGGCCCACCGGCCGCCGCCTCGGCCCCGAGGAGATCCCGCCGCTGGTCGCCGAGTGCGCCGAGGTCTGGACGACCGGCGCGGCGATGATCGCCGCCGCGTACGGCATCCCTGCCTCGATGATCTGGCCCGGCGTTTAAACCAACACGAAAGGCGCACAATGCCCACCCTGTTCCCCGCCGACCGCTACGAAGCCGCCATCCGCCTGGAACGCGCCCGCCAGGTCGTCCGCGAGAGCACCCGCTACGGCCTCCCCGTAACTCGCCAGCATCTCGCCGAGGTGCGCGCCGCCGAACAAATCTACGAGGCCGCCACTGCCGCCCTGGTCGGCCTGTGAGCGGATCGTAATGCCGTTCGATTCGGCAGCGCCCGGCCGGGTGTGCACAACCGGGCCGGGCGTCTCTGGCTTTACCGGTAGGCTCTCTCCCGTAGGAGGAGCCCATGTCCCGCCAAAAGCGAAGCAACGATCACACGAGGTCACCCGAGGTGCTGAACGCCCTGGAGCGTCGCACCATGGAGCTTGACCCTGCCCTAGACGCCTGGCAGCAGCAGCAGCGCGAGACGCCCCGCAATTACGGCTTGTTCCTGATGTACCGGGACATGGGCCGGATACGCACCGTCGCCCAACTCGCCGCCCTATCCCCGCTGGGCTACGGTGCCACGGCCCGCGTCGCCCGCTTCAACAAGTGGGCGGAACGGGCTGGACTGTGGGATGCCGAGCAGGACCGCATCGCGGGAGTCCGCCTCCAGGACGCCCGCGAGGAGATGGCCCGCACGCACTCCGCCGCCGCCCGAAAGCTGATGCGGATCGCCCTGGAGCGGCTGAATACCCTCGACATCGACTCGATCAGCCCGCACGCCCTCGTGCTGATGCTCGACACGGCTGCCCGCATCGAACGCGCCGCCCTGGGCCTGGAAGTCCTCAACAAGGGCGCAGCGAGCGCGCAGACTGTCACGGTGACGGCCAGCGCGAGCGCCGACGGCGGCAAGCCCTCAATGCGCATTGAGGTCGGCGTGCAGCACGACAGCATCATGCAAACCCTGGATGCGATGGTGCAGCGCATGAGCGCCGAGCAGATCGCCGCCGGATACGAGGAGCTGACCGCGAGCGCTGAGGAGGCGACTCGCGAACTGGACGCCGCCCTTCCTGCACCTCCTCCGCAGTGAGGGCGAGCGCGACCGGGGGCCGCTCTGCCGGGCGGATGGGCGGCCCCCGGGAATCGCGCGACGCCGCCGCCCGGTTCGACCTGCTGGAAAGGCGCCTGGCCTGGACGCAACTCTGCGTTCCGCTGGTAGCGTTTTTGATCATGCTCATGGTGATGTTCGGATGAGTCTGTCCGCCGCCCAGAGGCTGGCCCTGCTCCCCGCCACCCTGCGCCGGGCCTGGCTCGGCCAGCAGAGCCGCGAAACCCTGGAAGAGATCCAGAAGGGCGCATGGTGGTGGCTCGGACGCCCAGAGCAGTTCCGGCCGCCCGGCGACTGGCTAGTCTGGCTGATCCGCTCGGGGCGAGGCTGGGGCAAAACCCGCACCGGCGCTGAAGACCTCCTCGACCGCGTCTTCAAGCACCCGGTCACAGCGTTCGGTAACCGCACCGAGTGGCTGGTGATCGCCGAAACGCTCAACGACTGCCGGACGGCGTGCATCGAGGGCGACGGTGGCATCCTGTCGATCCTGCGCCGCCTCGGCATGGAGAATCACCGCGATTTCGAGTACCGCAAAAGCCCCAAGCTGATGATCGAGTTCAAGAGTGGACAGATCATCTACTTCGAGGGCGCGGACAACGCCGACGTCGGCCGAGGCTACAACGCGGCCGGAGCGTGGCTCGACGAGCTGGCGAAGTGGCGATACACCTACGACGCCTGGTATGAGGGCATCCTCCCATCGCTGCGCGCACCCTTGATAGGTGACCACCCGCGCGCCGTGGTGACGACCACCCCGAAGCCGATCAAGCTGCTCATCGAATGGCAGCACGAGACGGACGGCACGATCGTCATCACGACCGGCTCGATCTTCGACAACATCATGAACTTGTCGAAGGTGGTCGTCGAGAAGCTGAAGAAGAAGTACGAGGGCACCCGGGCCGGGTTGCAGGAGCTGTACGGTCACCTCCTCGAAGAGATCGAGGGCGCGCTGTGGACCCGCAGCATGATCGAAAACAATCGGGTGAAGGCCGCCGACCTGCCCGAACTGAAGATGCGCGTCATCTCCATGGACCCCGGAGCCACCGGCGCAGGCGACGAGACCGGGCTGATCGCCGCTGGGCGCGGCTACAACGGCGACGACTACGTCCTAGACGACTGGACCATGAAAATCGTCGGGCACGCCGCCGCCCGCCGCGCCTGGGAGATGTTCCTGCGGTACGACGCCACCTGGCTGATCATCGAGACGAACATGGGCAAAAAGTGGCTCATGCAGGTCGTCACCGATGCCTGGGCCGAGATGGTCAAGGAAGGCCTGTTCGAACCCGGGCCGCCGCCGGTCAAGGAGGTCACCTCCCTGGCAGGCAAGAAGCTGCGCGCCGAACCCGTCGCCTCCCGCTACGAGCAGAACCGCTGGCATCACGTCGGCACCTTCACCGAGCTGGAAGACCAGCTCGTGACGTGGGTGCCCGAGGAGACGCCAGGCAGCCCTGACCGCATCGACGCCCTGGTGCAGGCCGGGCTGTTCCTGATGGGCAAGGAGAACAAGCTGGTCCGCATCGCCGCCCCGAGCGCCGACGCGTGGATGCCGGTCGGCTCCCCGTACGGGTAGTCTGCGTGCGGACACGCTTCACGCGGCCTTACGGTCTGGCGTGGATCGGCGAACCGGGATGAAGCGCGGCAGTGCCGCGACACTCAAGACGCCCCGACTACCCCGCGACCGGGGCTCGGGGCGTTCCTGTGTCTACCGACGTCGTGGCCGCCGTGAGCGCCGCAGCCGCGCCAGCCGCGCGCCGCGCAAGCCCTTCAGGTGGTCGATCAGCTCCGACACGTCTCGGCTGTCCAGGATGTCGAGACCGCGGATGGTGGCGACACGCTCGGCGTAGGGCAGCTCACTGTGGCACAGGTCCATGGCGAAGCGGATCTGCTCCCGGCTGGGCCGATGCCGCCACGGGTTGATGCTCGGCAGCTCGAATGCGTCCTTCTCCAGCTCCTGCGTGTCCAGCACGTCCCACCTCCGTCGGGTTTCTCCTCCTTCGCACTCCAGGGTCCCCGATGATCCGCAGATGTCAAGCCGGAATCTACGCACGCGAATCGTCTATCAGGGGTTGACAGAGGGCGCGGAGGCGACTAACGTAGTCCAAGACAGATCGAACAGGGAGGCAACAAGATGATGCAATGGACCGCGAAGCGGATCGGCGAGAGCAGCGGCGCGTACAGCGGACGACCTGTCACGTTCATCGACGAGACCGGCGTGCGCCAGACCGGCACCCTTACCCGTTCCGACTGGCCGCGCGAGACGACCATGCTCGTCGTGGACGGAGCTACCTACTTCCTCCCCAACGAGACCCTGGTTGAGGTGTCCTGATGGACGCCGGAATCGCCGACACGATCAACCGCCGGGACGTGCAACTCATCGTCGCGCAGCTCGATAGCATCGACGCCGGACTACGCGACGGCACGCCCGGAGCCGCCTGGTACCGCTCCGACTGGGGTCCGTGGCACCTAGCCCCGATCGCCAGCACGCTTCTGTGCGAAGGACCCGCCACGGCCGCCGACCGGGCCTGGCTCGTCGGGACCCTCGCCGCTCGCACGCCCGGCGTCAATTTCGACGGCAACCCGGCCGAATGCGACTGGGAGAACCTGTTCGCACACTTCCGGGCAGAAATCCTGTCCCGGCGTGACCCGCAAACCCCTTCCGTGCACGTGGCAGAGACCCCCGTGCGGGATGGTGTAGGGTCACGGTAGACGGAGGGGACCGGGGAAGGCCTAACGCCTCCTTCGGTCTGTCAACCCCGAGCGGTTCGCTCGGGAGGTCGGGCCACCCGGTCCCCTCCCCGCCCAGCAGACAACCTCCAGGAGGAGATCCGTGCTCACGCTCTACAAGGTCGGTGCCCGTGGCCGCGTCCAGCTCGAAGACCTCGCCACCGAAGGCGACTTCTACACCGCCGAGGTGGAGCTGACCTCCGACGACCGCGTCCCGACGGGACGGATCATCCTGTCCCCCGTGCAGGTCAAGACGACCAGCGCGAAGCGCGGCCCGGCCGAGGACGACCCGACCGGCACCTGAGAACCCTCCCTGGCTCCGACCGGCGGCCAGGGGTGATCCACCAGCCGGTCATGGGGAGATAGCTCAGCGGTAGAGCGGTATAGGCGCGGGTTCGAATCCCGCTCTCTCCACGACCAAAAGTGCTTCGTGGATTGCACGCAGGTCGTACACGATCCACCCCTGAGACAGCATCTGCGCAAGCAGTTCGGATAGATCCGAACGCGCAGGGGTGAGCAGTCGTGACGCGCAGGAATCCGCCGAGGACGGCATGAGATTGCCGTGACGGCCACCAGAGGTGGTGGAGGATCGGGCAGGGGAGCGCCTGCTGGCTTCGATGCCAACCGATCCACGCGAAGGAACACTAGGTGTTGACCGAGACCTACCGGCAGGTACCGCGCACTGCGGGTCCTAACGGCCTCCGTCGACTGCTCAGCCTGGTGCCAACCGACGCCGCCGGACCCGAGCACCCGGCGGACCCTGTAGCTCAGCAGCAGAGCGCCTGGGAAACCCCGGGAGGTCGGCGGCGCGAATCCGTCCAGGGTCACGAGCAGTCCGAGGGGTGCCCAAGACTGGTCCGATCAACTCAAGGTGCCCGCCCCATCCCTGACCGGGGTTAAGAGGGTCAGGTGGTAACAGGAAAGGCCAGCGAGGACCCACCGCCCAGACATGGGAGAGCCGGTGAGCCAGGGGCATGCCCTGGAGACCCGAACTGGCCAAGTACCGCGCGTGTGGCACCCCGGGAGGTGCAAGGGTCCAAAGCCCTACCCCAGGTCGGTTCGACTCCGGCACGCGCACGGAGGCAGCCATGCCTAGCTGTTCACCTCGACGGAGGTTGACCCAAGCGAGAAATGGCACCGCCCGACCGTGACGACGACGGTCCCACTGCCGGGCGGGCACGACGACCCCGTGAGGGGTAGTGGCGCACAGGCTGCGCCCGTTCCGGCCGCGAATGGAAGCGGGCACGTGAGAGGGTATCGATTCCCTCCCGGAGCGCGAGAGGACCACCGAGTCCGTACGTGAGGGGATCGGGTCAAGCCCGGCACGACGTGCGATCACGGCCGACGGAGCTCTCAGACACCCCGGACAGACGGGGCGCGGACCGCCCGGCGACATCGGCGGAGGGTCAGTGAGAGGCTGACTGATCGAGGGGGTGTGGTGGTGCCGGGTGAGCCGGTGCACCAAGCACGCTATGACCCGCCCACCCCCTCGATCACCAACTGAACGCCGGGCAGTAGCTCAACAGGTAGAGCACCGGAGGCAGCCCCTCCGGACGGATGTGGGTTCGATGCCCGTCCTGTCCACGGATGCACCAGACCGCGCTGAGATGCGCGTGGATGTGGAGTTGGTGCTGTCGACCAGGCAGGACACCAGGCATGGCGTCCGCACCAAATGCCAGGTCGGCGGGTAGCCGGGACGCACCGAGGTTGCCTCCCGTGGCCACGGCGCAGGCAAGCGTCCCGGCTACCTACCACATGTCAGGAGGAGGAGCAATAGCTAAGAAGAAACCGCCCGAGAATGTTCTTACGCTGCTAGCGAACGCGACAGCGAACCTCGTCAAGAAGAAGAAGCCCCGGCTCATCCCCGAAGCAACCCTGATGAACCGCATCAAGCGGCGCAGGAAGGGAGGGTAGTGCTCGGCTCAATCTTCATGATCGTCGTCTACGTGATCACCGGTGCGGCCGTTGTCGCCGCCGCCGTGTTCGCCCTGCCGTGGGTGATTACCCGAGAGATCAACGCAGGTCACGGCCCGTCCTGCCAGTGTTCGGTCTGCCTGGCTAGGCGTCAGAGGTCCTGGCAGGCCAAGAAGGACCGGGAAGCCGCCGTGAGCGTCAACCCGGATCGCCCGGCGGGGCAGTGGCGTAAGGATCGCAAGCCGCCGCCGGAGCGCAACGGCTGGATTTCGACGCTGGAGCTACGCCGTGGGATGCGCGTGCACGGCAGGGCCTCCGGTGCGATCTTCCGGGTGGAGGCGGTCGAGCGGCAGTCGTTCGGCTACCTGGTGGTGCTGACGAACATGTTGACCGGCAAGTGGTCGCGTATCCCCGTACAGACGGACAAGGCGCAACACAGGATCTGGCTCGTTCGTAAACCGATAGGAGGAGGTGGGGTAGATGTCTAGCAGGGACGAACACCAGGGGATCGTTTCGGCGGCCATTCAGGAGGTCGAAGACCTTCAGGCGCTGCTCGGCATTGCCGTGGAGAAGGCCGATGCCGCGCTCGGCACGATCAGCCAGGCCGTCGGCGATAGCGACCTGATTGAGTCGGGGCGCAACGCGCGGGAGTTCACGGCTGGCGTTCGGGATCAGCTGACGGAGCTGATCGGCCGGTTGCACGCGGCCACCGAAGAGCTGATCCGCTACAGCGGCGGGTTCTAGGAGGAGAAGGACGTAAGGTCTGCACCACGTGCGGCGGCCGTGGCGGGTTCCACGTGTGAGGCGCATCTGCGCAACGTTTTCGATCATGAACGGTAGGGCCGGGAGCTGGTCATTCGGGGTTCGATTCCCCGCCGGTCCGCCACGCCGAGCGCCCTGACGAAAGTCCTCGGAGTGATGCTATGGCCCTCTCGGTCGAACGGTGAACGTGCCGGAGTGAGGAGGCCCCGCCGGAGATCACGGGCTTGAGGGCGGGCCGCTAGTAAACCTCCCCGAGAGGGTTCCATGGCGTTCTGGTGTAGCTGGGAGCACGCCGACCTTAGGGCCGGAAGGGCAGGTTCAAGTCCTGCGTCTGCCGCCACTTGCGCCTACCGTCAACCACGTGTAGGCTATGGGTAGACAGGAAATACCGAGGAGGAGACAGAACATGGACAACGACGAGAACTGGGCCAAGTCCGAGAACCCTGAAGTGGAAGCCGCGAAGGACGCCTACGCCGACGGCGTCCAGGCCGCCAAGCTGCGCGAGCAAATCACCAACGCCGCCGCCAACGCCGTCAACTACGGCAACGTCGACCGCGACTGGATCAACGAAAACCTGGCCCGCCTCGGAGCGAACCCGGTCACCGGCACGTCCGAGTACCGCATGAACATCCAGATCACCGGCCTTTACGGCTGGCGCTGCAAGGCCAGCTCCCGCGCTGAGGCCGTGGCCCGGTTCAAGGAGCAGGTGACCAGGATCGCCGAAGCGGGGAAGATCACCGCCGACGGCAGCTACGACAACGTTTACGGCGTGGCCTTCCACGGCGCTCCAGTCTTCTACAGCGGCCCGGAGGAAGCGGACTACGTCGAGAGTGCAGAGCTGGACCTGGCGGGCCTGAAGGAGGGCATCCGGGCCATGCTGAAGCGGGCCGTCGCCGAGAAGGGCTGGAGCCACGGCCGCGCCAGGGAGACCCTCGCCCTGATGGGCCTGGAGGCGCTGCCCGAGCGGCACAACAGGCCGGTCACGGTGCCGGTCGGCGGCACGATCTCGCTCGCCATCAACGTGTTCGACGACGCCACGGACGACGAGATTCAGGCGTCAGTTGCTGCGACGATCGGCCGCCTCAAGCACGTCTACGTACAGGCCGACGAGATCGGTCAGGCGCAGTACGCCAGCCGGACCGTCTCGGAGGACGACGGCGAGGAGGACCCGTTCTGATCCGCCTGAGGTAAGCTGACCAGCCCACTTGACGCACATGTCAGGTGGGCTGTACGCTGTACACAGACAGATCGATACAGGGAGGCACCACATGAGCCAGCACTTCACCAGCGACGTATCCCAGGCTTCCCCCGCCGTCCAGGCGCTCATGCGGGAGCAGGCCGAAGCCCTCATGAACGAGATCTTCGGCGTAGCCGAAGATCTGGAGCCCATCGCGTTCGTCCGCTGGCTTGCGGACCGCACCTACCAGGACGCCTGCAAGATCGCCCACCTCGTGCGCGCCGAGGCTGGCCGATGAACCTGATCAACGGCTTCTACGGCCGCTGGGTCTTCCTCAGCAACTTCTACCCGTCCGTGCTCACCTGGGAAGGCATCACCTACCCGACCGCCGAGCACGCCTACAACGCGGGCAAGACCGCCAGCCGCGCCCTGCGGTACGTCATCGCCGAAGCGGCCGATCCGGCAAAGGCGAAAAAGCTCGGGCGGAACCTGGAGCTTCGACCCGACTGGGAGCGGGCGCGCTACCAGGTGATGCGAGACGTGCTGCGGGCGAAGTTCGCCTGCAACCCGCTACGCGTCGAGGCCCTGCTGTCCACCGGCGATGCCGTGCTCATCGAGAGTCAGTCGGTCGGCGACCGCTGGCATGACCAGCACTGGGGTGACTGCTACTGCGGACGCCCGGCGTGCGTCGAGGCTGGGGCCAATCATCTCGGCTGGCTGCTCATGGAGCTACGGGCGAACCTGGGTTGACATGCACGTCAAGTATGCTGTATGCTGTACACAGACAGATCGAGGAGGACACCATGAAGAAGCTCACCAACACCGAGAAGTCCAACGCCTACGCCCGACTCACTCACGAGCTGCGCAACATGCACCACACGGAGCGCACCATCCTCGACACCCACCCCCACTACGAGCAGATCATGACCCTCATCCACGAGGGCCGCGATGCCGAAGCGCTGGCCCTGGCAGAGCCGATCCGCACCGAGCGGGGCGACGCGTGGCGCGCCCGTCAGGCACGGCACTGACCACCGTCTTACCGGCAGAGCCGGGCTGACCGCCTACGATGGTGGCCATGCCCGGCTCTTCCGTTCTGTACGCGACCTACCTGCTGGCGTTCGCCCGCCTCGTCGTCCTCATCACCATGGACATGATTACCGCTCGCCCCCGTGACGCCGTCGTGGAAGCGCTCAAGGCGCGCAAGCACAATATGCTCGCCTACCTGCTGCTGTGCCCCTGGTGCGTGTCTATCTGGCTGGCCCTGCCCGCCGCCCCGATCATCTACGCTTACGGCGATTCGCCGTGGCTGTACGTGCCCGCCCTCGCGCTGGCCCTGTCCGCTGCGGCCGGTGCGCTGGCACGCGTGAAGGGGTGACCGAGTGGGGCTGATGACCCGCAAGAAGGTCGTACCGGCCGGTTCGACCGACGGGCCAGGGTCGCGCCCTACCGCCCTCACGGCCGCCGCCGTCCCCATCAACTTGGGTGACGCCGCGAGTTGGCAGATGTTCAAGTTGGGTGACCACCGCTGGCAGTGGGAGGCGTGGCGACACTACGACATTTGCGGCGAAATGCGCTTTGTGGTCAATTGGATCGGCAACGCTGTATCCCGCTGCCGCATGTATGCCGCCCAGGTTACCGATGACGGGGTGGTGGGTGACGAGGTCACTGATGCCCGCGTGAAGCTGATCGCTGAGACGATGTTCGGCACGCCTGCCGCGAAAGCCCAAGCCCAGAGAATGATGGGCATCAATATGATGGTGGCGGGGGACTGCTTCATCGTCGCCGAGGGCTACCAGGACGTGAAGCCCGACGGCACCCCCGGCGAAGACAAATGGTACGTGGCGTCCTCCAGCGAGGTGTACCGGCGCGGCGACGACATCATGGTCCGCCGGTCCATCACCCACGGGGGCGGCAACTACAAACTCGACCCGGACAAAGACCTCCTGATCCGGGCCTGGAACCCGCACCCGCGCCGCCACGACGCCGCCGACTCCACCGTTCGTGCCATCCTCCCCATATTGCGCGAGATGGAGCAGTGCACGAAGCGGGTCTTCGCCGAACTTGACTCCCGTCTCGCCGGTGCGGGCATCCTGCTGCTGCCCGACAGCATCGACTTCCCCCGGCCGCCGCAGGAAGCCCCCGGCGTTCCGCAGCGCACAGGCGTCGAGGGGTTCGCGGAGCTGCTGCAACGCACCATGGCCACGTCGATGCAGCAGCGCGACAACGCGGCGGCCGTGGTGCCGATCATCTTGCAGGTGGCTGTCGACGCCCTCGACAAGATCAAACACTTGACGTTCGACTCGACCATCTCCGAACACATCTCCACGATGCGCAAAGACGCCGTTGAACGTCTCGGCATGGGACTCGACATCCCGCCCGAAGTGCTGTCCGGCATGGGCAAGTCCAACCACTGGTCAAGCTGGCAGATCGAAGAGTCCTCGATCAAAGTCCACATCGAGCCGCTACTCATCCAGCTAGCCGACGCCCTGAACATCGGCTACTTCCAGCCCGCCCTCAAAGCCGCAGGCATCCAAAACCCAGAGAAGATGACTCTCTGGTTCGACATCGCCGCCCTGACCGTGCGACCGAACCGCTCCGACCAGGCCTTGCAGTTCGCCGAGAAGGAGTTCATCTCCGCCAAGGCGGCCCGAGACAACGCCTCCTTCACCGACGACGACGCCCCGAACGCGGAAGAGTTGAAATACTCCCTGGTCAAGGCCCTCGTGTTGGCGCAGCCCGCCTACGCGGGAGACCCGGAGGTGCAGAAGATCCTCGGACTGCCGAAGATCTCCATGCCCGCCCCGCCCGCACCCCCGGCCCCGCCTGGTGGCGGGGACCTCATGCCCGGCGACCCCGGATATGACACGGCAGGCGAACCGGCCGACGCCGGTAACCGCAGCCTGCCGCAGCTCCCATCCGTTGCCGACGCCGAACAGGGCAAGATCGGGGCTCCCGGCAAGCAGAAGCTCGGCCAGCTCGCCGCGTCGGTCGGCATCCGGGACATGCCGGGGCTGACGTTCGCCGCCGACGCCGCCGTGCGCCGCGCCCTGGAACTGGCCGGTGGGCGGCTGGTGCCAGGGCCACAGCGCGCCCGGTATCCGGTGCCGAAACACGAGTTGCATACCCGGGTGATGGCGGACGTGGCCCGCGTGCCCGCCCTGCTGGCCGGTGCGTGGACACACGTGCGAGAGCAGGCACCTTTCCTGGGTGTCGACCCTGACGCGCTGGAGGAGCTTCTAGGCGGCTACTGCACGGAGCTGCTGACCCGTGGCGTCGCCCACGAAACGGCGATGCTGCGCTCAACCCTGGACCTTGCCCGAGGGGATCTGACGCCGTGAAGTTGAGAGCTGGCCGCCGCAACCCCCGGACCTTGTACCTCCAGGTCGGTCCGGAGCCGGACGACACCGTGGACCTGCCGATCGGACTCCTCATCGATACGGATGTGGCCGACCTGATCGGCAGGGGCCTGACGAGTCCGTGGCACCTGAACGAGATTCTTCTGTCCGCGCAGGCCCGCTGTGATGAGCCGAGGCTGGGCCGATGACACGCAGCGTGACGGGAAACGGGCAAAACGACGTTACTGACGAGTACAGGTGCCAGAATTCCCGGCCCGGCACCCACCGCCGATCACGGAGCGTGACAACGGGCTGGATTCGGCACGGAATCCTCGCCGTTCTCGCCGCCCTGGCGCTCGCCGTCGCCGCCGACGCCGCCACGCTTTTCCTGATCGCGTGGCTAAGCCGATGACACAGCCGAACCTGCCGACCGCCGCCGCGCAGAAGCAGGCCGCCGTAGAGGTGTTCGCCCAGTACGAGCCACCCCTGTACGAGGCGTACCTGGAAATGATGCTGGAGTGGCTGGCCGCCGTGAAGGTCGCCATGTTCGCCGGTGGCGTCGCCCGCCTCGGGCTCGTCCCGGACCCGCTGACCGTGTTCTCCCAGACCCCGAAGTGGGCGGCGCTGACCACGCAGTACGCGGAACAGGTGGCGCGGGAGGTCCTGGCTGCCCCGTACAAGGACCTGTTCGCCGACGGCACCCTGTTTGAGTCCCGGCCGTTCGTGCGGAACTGGATCGCCGCCCGAGAGAACCGGCTCCAGGCGGTGCCGAACGAGGTCTTCGGTCTCGTCTCCCAGATCATTGACTCGGCAACAGTCAACGGCGCAAGCATCCCGGACGTGACCGCCCAGGTGGAAGAGCTGTTCGGCGACACGAGCATCCCGAAGTGGAAGAACCGCGCCCGCACCGTTGCACGAACTGAGGTCGTCGGCGCTTACAACGGCGGGCTGCACGACGCCTTCGCCATGATCGTCGCCAACGACCCCGACACCGAATGGGTCAAGCGCTGGCTCGCCACCGAAGACGCCCGCACCCGCCCCGACCACGTCGAAGCCGACGGCCAGACCGTGCCGTTCGCCTCCCCGTTCATCGTCGGCGGCTTCCCGATGATGTATCCCCACGACCCGGACGGCCCGCCACACGAGGTGATCAACTGCCGGTGTGTCGAGCTGCTCGAAGAGGCCGGGGAGCCGACCAACATGGAGAACCGGCAATACCTGAAGGCGGCAGGCGGGAAGCTCGGAGCAAGATCGAAAACGATTGGAGAAGGCGGCTACGAGCCGTTCTCCGACCCGGACATCGAATTCGACGTGACGAAGTGGCCGACCAGCAAGCCGGTCCCCACCACCGTCACGGCATGGGACAACAAAACGTCAGCCCCTGCCGGTACTGTCCAGGGCGACACGACACCACCGGCCAAGGGGGAGCGGTGACGACTCTCGGCGGCATCCTGCATGTCGGCCATGAGCGCTGCACCCTGACCGCCTGCCTCGACCCGCTGCACCCCGGACCGTGCAAAGGCTGGAAGGGTCACCCCGAGGAAGCCTTCCAGCGAGTGTCTGGCCGCGCCAAGCGAGGCATCAACGCCTACAACAGGGCCAAGACCGTCCGGGGCGCGGGCACCTCCAAGAAGGCCCTACTCTCCTACGTCAACGGCTCCGGCCCGATCAACCGGTCACTACGGGCCAGCAAGGGCGGGGGCTCCAACGACCCGCGCATCGTCGCCGAGATCACCGCGATGGACCGGGCCATGGCGTCCTCGAAGCTCACTCACCCGATCACCGTGCAGCGCGCCGTCAGCCCGTCCGCGTTCGGCGGACGAGACACGAACGTCGACCTGACCGGAGCCGAATACACCGACCACGCCTTCGGCTCGACCGGCACCGACCTACGCCTCATCCTGAAGCACTTCTCTTCCACCAGCAGCGGCAAGACTCCGTTGATCGCCGACATCACCGTCCCTGCCGGGATGGGAGCCATCCGGGTTCCGCCGGGCCAGTGGGGCGACGAGAAGGAAATCCTCCTCGACCGGGGCGCGCACTACCGGGTCGTGAAGGACAACGGCTACATCACCACCCCGAAGGGGAAGTTCCGGCACGTCACCCTGGAGGTTGTGCCCGGATCGAACGGCAAAGCCAAACACGTCGACCTTGGGGAGAAAAACCAGGCGCACCGCGGCACTGTGACGGCCAGCCTCACCCTCATGCAATCCGCCTGCACCGACGGCCAGTTCTGCATGGAGACCCACAAGCCGGGCCTGTGCAAAGGCCAGAAGCGCGGCGAGTCGGAGCCGGGCGCGCAGGACGCCACCAAGCAGACGCCCGCAGTGAAGGCGCAGATCGCCGTCAAAGGTCTGACGCAGGCCATCGGCCAAGCCCAGCAGGTGGCGCAGGCCAACATCACCACCAACCCGAAGCTAGCCGCCATGGCCCGCCGCGCCGTGGCTGACTACTCGAAGGCGCTCCGCGGGCACCAGCAAACCCTCCGGCAGGCGGGCGCGGCCAACGCGAAGGCTGCGAAGACCGGCGCGCAGGACACTGCCCAGCAGAACCGTCTCGACAAGGCTGCCCAGCTACACAAGGACGCCGTAGGAAAGCGGGCGCAGGCTATCCTCGACCGGCGCGCCGAGGCGGCCAAGGTGGCGAAGATGAGCCCGAAGGAGCGCGCCGCCTACGGCAAGCAGAAGAGTGCCCAAGCACGCGCGAAGCGGGCAGCGGCCGAGGCGCAAGTGCTGAAAGAAGCGGGCCGAGGATGAGGCTCGCTGACATGACCAACACGGACGGCTCCGGCTGGGCACCAAGCACCACACCACAAACCCAGAAGAAGCGTGTCACCCTACGCGAAGTCGCCAAAGCCCGGCGAAAAGCAACCAACAAGACGCCCGACAGTGCGCCCGAAACCCCCTGGAGTCCAGGAACGTGACCCCTGATCCCGAACTGATAGTGATCGTCCCGTCCCGTGGCCGCCCGGCCACCGCCCGACCGCTCATCGAGGCCTTCGCTGAGACGTGCACCGCCGACACGCTCCTCGCCTTCGCTGTCGACGCCGCCGACCCGCACCTGCACGACTACATCGCAGCAACCGAACCGTTCACCGAAGCAATGCTGGCAGTGAACTACGGGGAGACGTCGATGGTGGCCGCCCTGAATACGGCAGCCGAATCCCTCATGGCCTGGAGTCCCACCACGAAGGCGATCGGCTTCATGGGCGACGACCACCGGCCTCGCACCGTCGGATGGGACAGCGCCTACCTGAACGCCCTGGAAGAGCCTGGCATCGGCATCGTCTACGGCAATGACCTGCTCCAGGGTGAGCGAATCCCGACGCAGGTCGCGATGGACGCCGACATCGTGCGGGCGCTCGGCCACATGGCCCCGCCAGTGCTGACGCACCTGTTCGTCGACAACTACTGGCGCGACCTGGGCCGCGCCGCCGGATGCTTGCGCTACCTGCCCGATGTGGTGGTGGAACACGTGCACCCGTTCGCCGGGAAAGCCTCGATGGATGAGGGCTACGCCCGGGTCAACGCACCGACCATGTACCAGCGCGACAGCGACGCGTACGCCGACTATGCGGGCTCGCGCCTCACAGCCGACGTGGCGAAGGTGAAGGCGCTGCGATGATGCGCACCCGCCTGCGGCCTATGCCGACCGCCGCCGAACTGGCGAAAATGTACGTCACCCCGCACGATCACACCCGCTGGATGGATCACCTGCTCCGGGTGGATGTCACCTCAGCGATGGCTCACCACCTGCTCCCGCAAGGCGGAACCGTGGCCGACCTGTCGTGTGGTGACGCGGCCATCGTGCGACGCCTGCAACAATCCCACCACGCCCGCGCGGTCCTCGGCGACTACGCGCCCGGCTACGAACACACGGGGCCGATCGAGCAGACCATCGACGCCATCGACCCGGTGGACCTGTTCATCTGCTCGGAGACGATCGAACACCTCGACGACCCGGACATGGTGCTGGCCAAGATTCGGGCGAAGACGGACCGGCTGATCCTGTCGACCCCGGATGGCGAAGACAACAACGCGAACCCCGAACACGTGTGGGGTTGGGACGCGGAGGCAGTCGACAAGATGCTGCGCGGGGCGGGCTTCACCCCGGAGGTCAGCTCGATCGTCGACTGTCGCCCCCTCGTCTCGCAGGCGTACGTCTACCAGATTTGGGCCTGCCGGTGAGACGGGCGCTGGTCACCGGGTCGTCCGGTTTCGTCGGCCGCCACATGCTTGACGCCCTCGACCGGTCCGGCTGGGCCACGGCCGGTATCGACATCTCGCACGGCTACGACGCCGTCGGCTACTTCCGCACGCAGAGCGCGCACTGGGACCTGGTCGTGCACGCCGCCGCCTCAGCGCCACACCGGGCCGCCATCGACAGCGAACCGAAGCACATGGCCCGAAACCTGCAACTGGACGCCGCCATGTTCGACTGGGCCGTGCGCACCGGGCAGGAGCGGGTCCTCTACCTGTCGTCGTCGGCCGCCTACCCGATGAACGTGCAGACCGGCCCGGGATGGGGCCGCCTACACGAGGACATCATCGACCTGGACGACGCGCGGGAACCAGACGCGGTGTACGGGTGGACGAAACTCACCGGGGAACGCCTGGCTGCCGAGGCGCGCCGGACAGGCCTGCCCGTCACCGTGGTCCGGCCGTTCTCCGGCTACGGCGAGGACCAGTCGGAGGACTTCCCGTTCCGGGCGCTGGTTGAGCGTGCGCGCCGCCGGGAAGACCCGTTCGTGATCTGGGGGGACGGCAACCAGGTGCGCGACTGGATCCACATCGATGACGTGGTGGCGGGCTCGCTGGCCGTGGTCGAGTCGGGCACCGAAGATCCGGTCAACTTGTGCACGGGTAGCGGCTGGTCGATGGCGGAGTTGGCGCACATCGCCTGCGATCAGGCGGGCTACAGGCCGCGTTTCGACTATCTGACAGATCGGCCCGCAGGTGTCGCGTACCGGGTGGGTGATCCGTCGCGACTGCATAGGCTCTACGGGCCGGAGGTGACCTTGCCCGAGGGGATCGCTCGGGCACTACTGCGCGCGGGGCCATGAAGATCGAAAACGATCCCGTAGGATGTCGGCATGGCGCTGAAGAACCTGCTCAAGATCAAGTTTGAAGGCGTCGCCCACGAGTTCTTCGAGGCCCTGGTCGGGCCTAGCTCCGACGCTGAGGTTGTCGCCGAGGTCTACTCGCTGTGCGCCGCAGCAGGCCTGCACCTTGGTACGGCGATGGTCCAGGCCGCCCTCTACCAAGACGACGACGCGCACGAAGACTGCTCCCTGACCGCCTGCCTCAACCCCTTGCACCCCGGCCCCTGCAAAGGCTGGAAAGGCACCCTGCACGAGGTGTCGCCCGGGGCCTGGCACGCCCTGGAGGCCGCCCGGGTCGAGAAGGCCAACCACAAGCGCCTCCAGAAGATCGAGGCGCTGAAGTCCGCGGGCAAGCCCATCCCGCACAAGCTGCTCACCCCGATCGTCGCGAAGACGCACCCGAACGCCGGGAAGACCGCCGCGAACGCGACCGGGGAGGCTCACGCCGCCGGTGAAGCCGTCAGCAAAGCCGCTGGGGTGCACGTCAACGAACCCGGCAAGGTGACGCTCGGGCAGGCCGTCAAGCCGATCCCGTTGAACACCGGCGAGAAGGGGCCGAAGGGTAAGAAGCCGTCCGTGATGTCCAAGGGCATCGCGTTCGTCATTGCGCAGGACAAGGTCACCCCGCAGTACAAGCTCGACAAGGCCGCCGGGATCACGCCGGAGCAGTGGGCTGGCCTGTCCGTCTACGACAAGACGGTGATCCGGGGCGAGCTGGCCAAGGTCAAGAAGGACGGCTTCGGGCCGCAGCAGAAGAAGGCCACGGAGCTGCTCGACAAGCTGACCATCGAGCAGCCGAAGGCCGCCGAGGTCAAGGCGGAGCTTAACGCCGCCCAGAAGGCCGTCTCCGACGCTTTCGGCGTGCACGGGCACCTGAAGTCCCCTGAGAAGAAGCTGGCCGCCCTGTCTGCCCTGTCCGGGGAAGAGTTCAAGGGCCTGCCCGACAAGACCCAAGAAGAAGCCAAAGCGTGGCTTAAGCAGCTCCACAAGTACAACCCGGAGTTGCGCAAAGAGGTCGGCGCGGCGATGGCGAAGTTCACCATCGGCAACGCTCAAGCCGCATGGCAGAAGGAAGCTGACCATCCCGGCTACACGCCGACCATGGCAGCGGTCGGTAAATACCTACTGGAGTCTGGCTCTCTGGGTAAGTCGAAGGCCGGAATTTACGAGCGGCTGGGCACGTACAAGAAGCTTGCCCCGGATGAGTTCCACAACCTCAACGCCCAGGAGCAGGCGTTCGTTCTGCACGAGCTGTCCGGCATGCAGAAGCAGGCGGGTAAAGACTCCAAGATCGACGGCAAGCTTGCGGGCGACCTCCACGCGAAGTTCTCGGCTCCGAAGCCCGCCTCCGCCGAGCCCGCCGAGCCGAAGGCCAGTGCGCCGGAAACCGTCACCGTCACCACCCCGTCCGGCAAGGTCTACCAGAAGATCAGCCTCAAAGAGATCCACGAAGGCCCGAACCCGTCGGCGGCGTCGCCCGTCAAAGCCGCCCAGCAGGCCCCCAAGTCGGCCACGCCGAAGCTGGCCGACCTCAACGCGGGGAAGGCCAAGTTCGTCGGACAGAAGGACTCGCACGGGGTGGTCAGTAAGGCCAAGGTCGGCGGCGAGTCCAGCTCGACCTCGATCGGACTGCCGCCCGGCTACAAGCTCAGCAAAGACTCGATGGGCTACACCCTCACCTACAAGCCGAAGGGCTCCGTCTTCGGCCCGAAGACGATCCGGACCAGCTCAAACCAGGAATCGCTGGAGAAGTACGCCGAGGACCATCACGCTGCTGCCGCCCTGATCATCGCCAAGCACGCCGCCGCCGGAACTTCTCCGCATTTCGAGCTCTCCAAGCTCACTCCGGAAAAGGTTGCCGAGCACGCCAAGGCCCCCGAACCGACCAAACTGTCCGAGATCGCCACGCCGGACACGGCCGTCACGACCGGCGGCAAGCCGACCAAGCTGCAAGATCTGGAAGCTAAAGCCGCCGAGGCGAAGGCCAAGGTGGAAGCGCACCAGGCGAAGCCGAAGCTCACCGAGACGTACACGCCGAAGCCGAAGCCGCTACCGGCGCACGTTGAGCACGCTATCGAGATGGCGAAGGGGCAGGCTCCCGGCGCGTCGTGGTCGAAGAACCATCTCGCTGCCTACCAGCCGCTGTCGGCCGAAGAGTTCGACGCCCTACCCCTGTCGATCCGGACCAAGATCGTCGACGAGTTGACCAAGGGGCAGTCGAAGTTTCTCGACCCGAAGAAGATCCAGGCCGCCAAGGATCTGCTGACGAAGTTCGGCAAGGGTGAGGGGCCGAAGGCTGCCGCCCCCAAGATCGAAAACGTTGACTTCGCGAAGGATCTGCACAGCCACAACGTCACCCAGGAGCAGGCGAAACAGGCCGTCGAAGGCGTCGGAATGCCGCCGCTTTTCGCCGTGGCCAAGCAGAAGGCCGGGCTTACTGACGCAGAGAATCCCGACCTGGGATTCCACGCGCTGAACGCGGTAGACGACGCGAAGGCGGCCGTCGAGGCGAAGACGAAGATCCACGACAAGGCGGTCCTCGACCAGCCTGCCGTGAAGGACGCCGTCGCGGCCTACCAGAAGGCGGCAGGCGAGCAGGCGTACGGACAGTCGGTATACGACGCGAAGACGAAGGCGTTCAACAAGATCAGCGCCAAGCTTCACGAAGCCACCATCTACCCGGGCGCACTCAGCCCCATCGAGAAGGCCGCCCTGAAGAAGGTCGGAGCCCACGTCCTCTCCCACCCGACCGCGCATACCCCGGCCGAGCTGGACAAGCTGGCAGCCGACAAGAAGACGGCCGCCGACGCCCTGGACGCAGCCCTGCACGCCGCCACGAAGCAGGCCAATGCGCCCAAGCCCGCCGACATGTCACCCGCCCAGATCGCAGATCGGGCCAAGGAACTGCTTGGCCCGCTGGCCGCCGACCCGAAGGTGCACCTGTCTCTCGGCGAACTGAAGCACGCCAGCGAAACTGGGAAGCACCAGGCGGATTTGATCGCCGCGCCTTACCCGCCCGGCGTCGTCACTGACCCGGTCGTTGCCGCGAAACAGGCCGCCGTCGCGCAGGCCGCCGGTCAGCTCCAAGCCACCCAACTGATGAAGGCGCACCTAGCCGAGCACGTCGAATACCACCACGAGAACGCCCTCTTCGACGGCACCAGCATCAACGGCACCCCGCTGTCTGCCGCCGACAAGAAGGTGATCGCGGAGCACGCCCAGCAGCTCAAGGCCAGTCATGCCCACCTCGACGTTTCGCAGGCCAGCCAGGAAGCCGAGCTGGCCGCCGCGAAGGACCAGTTCCACGCCGCAGCCCTGAAGGCGCAAGACAATCTGAAGCCTGCCGAGCCGAACAAGCTGACCGAGTTCGACAAGGCCACCATCCACGAGGCGTACGCGGGCGCATGGGGAAAAAGTGCTACGAAAGCCGTCGTACACGGCATCAAGACGTACGGCATCAAGACGCAGATGAAGGAGCACCCGGAATACACCGGGTTCACCCAAGATCTGGGCAACCTGCGGCTACTTTCGGGCAAGGTTGCTGTAGCGCACGCCCTGGAACGCACGGCCGAGCTGAATGTGCCCACCAGCCCGGAGACCGGCAGCATGGAGCACGGCCCGGAGTTCCAGGCGTGGCATGACGCGGTCGCCTCCCGGTCGGCGTTGGAGAAGCAGTTCAGCGACCTGCACAAGACGGCACAGGCGAAGCTCGACACGATCCGCACGTCTGTCGGGCTGACGAAGCGCGCCTTGCCGAAGGTGGATTCTCCCGGCGTCAAGACGATGGCCGCCGAAACCGCCTACTACAAGACGGGCGGCTACAACGGTCCGCTCTACGGCAAGTCGGCCAGCGCGAAACAGTACCTGATGGCGAAGGTCGGCCCGAAGCTTGCCGTCGCGCACAAAACCTCGTCGGACAAGGCGAACGAGAAGTACACCAAGCAGGCCACCAAGGCGGCTGAGGTGGCGAAGTCGATGCCCGCGCCGAAGGTGCACGCCAAGCCGCCGTCGTCAGAGGCGGGCAAGGGACCGAACGCCGAGTCGGCCGCCTCGCTGGGCTACCACTTCACCCCGAAGATCGCCGAGGGGGATCAGCACGGCTGGCCGACGTCGGACAATCCCGCGTACGTGAGCAGCCCGGAGCACCTGGCGGAGCTGAAGCAGCACCTGGGTAGCGAGGACACCAAGTTCGGGATCGCCGCGCAGAAGGAATTCAAGTGGTCGATCAACAACATGGAAGAGAAGGGCTCGGCGCACGCCGGTAAGGCTGCCCTCTACGCGTACTCGGGCACCTCCTACGACACGATCAACACCAAGTTGAACGGGCTTCCGCCGGGCGCTAAGTCCCCGGGCGGGCAGATCAGTTCGATTGATTCCGCGTTCGCCGCCGCCCCCCCGCTGGAAGGCGACGTGGTGCTGTATCGGGGCTTCAAGAACCCGCATACGGTGTTCTCTTCCGGCAAGTGGAATGACGTGAATGTGGCTGGCGTGGAGTGGTCGCAACGCTCGTATTCCTCAACGTCGGGCGCGCTGAGTACGGCGCAGGGCTTCGCCGGGTATACCGGTGGCGTCGTCATGCGCATCATCATCCCGAAGGAGATGGGGGTGAAGGGGATCAACGCAAAGGGTGGCCAGCACCCGGGCGAGAACGAGATCATCCTCCAGCGGGGTATCCGCTACCGGGTGGTGGCGGACTACGGCAAGCGGCCGAGTGACGGTCACCGGTATATCGATGTGATGGTGGTGCCGAACCCTTATGACAAGTCTGAGTAAGGCGGCGGTGCCGGAGACGGCAGCCGCGAAGCGTAACCAGTCGGCTATGGAGACGGTTGCGGATGTGACCGTCCCGAAGTGGAAGGCTCCGAGCAGGGCGGGGAAGTTGGGTCAGAAGGGTCAGAAGAAGGGTTGACAGGAGCGTCAAGCGGCGTCTACTATTGGTCTACAAGCAAGCGACAGACCAACGGAGGACAACCATGAAGCTCGGACACGCCAACGACGAGATCAAGTACGACGCTACTGGCGGCACCGTCACCCGCTTCCTGGTCATCCTCGACGGCGAGCCCACCATGCAGATCCTGTGTGACACGGCTGACCCCGAGAAGACGATCCGCATCGCCCGCGCCGGAGTAGACAGCGCCGCCCTGACTCAGGACACCAAGGGCCGCTTCACCACCTACGTGAAGATGCTCGAAGACGTGGACGGCGTGCCCCTGGGCACTGAGCTGCGCGTGGACCGCAAGTCGGTTTACGGCTACACCCTGCCCCGCCTGCACGTCATGCTCGGCCGCCTGCTGCGCGCCGCTTCCTGATCAACCCCCTCGGACCCCCGGCGTTCGCCGGGGGTCCTCTGGCGTCTTGGAGGACACCATGAAGGACACCATGAAGGATCTGGCCGACCGGATGGCGCTGCTGCACGTGCGCCACGGCGTCGTGTTCGGCGACGCCGTCGGAGCGAACCCGGCCTACCTGCGGTTCGCTGAGGACCTGGAGGCGGGCCTGCGCTCCGGCGATCCGAACGCCGTCGCCAGGGCGCGCGGCGTTGTCGACCCGGCCGACCTGGGCGAGTCGGCGTTCTGGTCGTCCTCGTTGGGGCGGCTGATGTTCGCGGCGGGCTGCTACGGCAGTGGCACGGTTGGGCAGGCCTTCGCGGCTGGCGTACTGGGTTGCTCTCGGCAGTGGGTGCACGAGCTGGTGGCGCGGGGAATCTTGTCGCGTTGCGCGGCGAACACGGTGGACGTGGAGGAGGTGCGGGCAGTACTCAAGACCAGGATTGACGAACTGGTCAAGTAGGCGTATGCTGTAAACATACACGACAACGGAGGAGACACGCATGACGTTCAACCCGGACACCGACAAGCGCAAAGGCATCATGTTCGGACTGGCCTACGGAGACGCCCTCGGCCGCCCCCTCGAATTTGCCGCCGCCAAGACGATCGACAAGCTCGGCACCCCGTTCCGCAAGCAGGTCGGCATCAACACGCTTACGCACGGCATGGTCACCGACGATACCCAGATGAGCATCGCCGTTGCCCGCGCCATCCAAACCCCCGGACGGCCCAACGCCGCCCACCTGACCGACCGACTCGTACGCGAGTTCATCCGATGGGAACGTGACCCGAAAAGCCACACCCCGGGCCGCGCCCCAGGGGTTACCTGCCTTTCTGCCGTCCGCGCTCTACGCGCCGGGAAGCACTGGCTGATCGCCAGCCGAACCGACTCGAAGGGCAACGGCGCGAACATGCGCGTAGCGCCGGTCGCGTTGCGTACCGACTGGACGTGGGGCGAGATGGGAGCTGTCGCCCAGTTGCAGGCCGCCATCACCCACGGCCACGCGACGGCACTTGCCGCAGCACACCTGACGGCGGCGGCCGTTCGGATGCTCCTGGAAGGTGTCGCCCTGCCCAACGAGCAGTTCCTTGACCACCTGATCGCCTACGCCTGGGACCAGCGCAGCCGATACCACCTCGACTACCTGGGGCACCTGTGGCAGTCCCGTGCGTTTGAGCGCCCGCGCCCGCACATGGCGCAGCCGAAGCTTCCGCTGGACTGGTGGGACGACGCGGCAGGGCTGGCCCCTCAGGCAAAGCCGCACAGGACGGCCGTTGAGAGCCCGGAGGAGTTCATCGAGCGCGGCTGGGACAAGGTCATTGAAACCCTGGAGGGGATTCTGCTGGTCACCCGGAACCAGAAGCAAGACCCGTGCATCGTCGGCGGGGAAGGTTGGGTTGCGGAAGAGGCCTTGGCTGTCGCGTTGCATACGCTGCTGTGCTTCAAGGGCGACCCGACCAACGCGTTGCGCCGGGCAGCGTTCACCCGGGGAGACTCGGACAGTATCGCCTCGATCACGGGCGCGCTGTGTGGTGCGGCGTACGGGCTGAAGGCGTTCCCGTCGCACTGGATTGCCAACCTGGAGTACCGGCGCGAGTTGGAAGGCCTGACGGGCAAACTGACTGCCGTGGCCCGCTGAAGTTCCTTCGCACACCCCACTTGACGAACACGTCAAGTGGGGTGTATGCTATGCATAGACACAGCGACGAGGGAGACGAAATGAACATCACCCAGTTCATGGCCACGAAGACCACCGCCGAGCTGCGGTCCATCCGCGACAACGCCCGGATGGACGCCGACGCCCGCCAAGCGGCCCGCCTGGAAATCCTCGCCCGGATCGCCAAGAACGGCCGCGCCTGACCTGACCGCCCCAAACAGCCCCCCGCCCCTACAGGCGGGGGGCTGTACCATGCCAACCGACAGAATGGAAGTGGACACCGTGAAGAAGATCGCAAGCGTCGCATGGCTGTACGTGGAACGCGCACCCGACCTGCTGATAGAACTCATCCCGGGCCTCCTACTGATCGCAGGCGGCATTCTCGTGATGGGGGTGGCGCAGGCCGTATCCTGACCTCATGGGAACTGCTTGGGAGATGCCGCTAGCCGTCATCGGGAAGCCGACCGGTGACGGCCGCCAGTTCGACGCGGGCGCGCTGACACACCGGGATCTGCCGCTGCCGATGCGATACGTGGCCAGCGACACCGGCGGGCACTCCAATGCCGTGATCGTCGGGCACATCTCCAAGATCGGCAAAGAGAAGGACGGGATGTTGCCCGGCAAGGGCGAGTTCTACGACGACGAATCCTGGCCCGAAGACGTGCGCAACGCTGCCACGGCCGCCCGGATGTTCACCCAGAACAAGGTGATCGGCCCGTCCGTCGACCTCGACCAGGCGGAGATGGAACGCGTACCCGAGCCGAAGGCGTACGCCGCGTGGAAGAAGGAGCAGGCCGGGAAGCTGAAGGCCGCGAAGATGGCGCACGCCGGGGCCACGGGCAGCGACTGCGGATGCGGCTCCCCCGCCATGGCGGACACTGCCGCATACGACGGCCCGAACCTGAAGATGGTCCGCTCCGGCCGGGTGGCGTCGGCCACCCTGGTGCACATCCCCGCGTTCGCCGAGCTGTCCGGGCACGCGAAGCTGACCCCGATCGACTCGTCGGACCCGAACGTGGACGGCACCACCTCCAGCGCCATGATCGAAAACGACGCGGAGTTCGGTGCCGCGCAGGACGAGCGTGAAGACGAGCTAGCTATCAGCGAGCCGGACGCCGACGACGAGATCCCCAACCGCAAGACGGCCCAGAACCGCAAGAAGCCGAAGCGCGACCCTGAAACCGTCAAAGGCAACCAGGACACGCAGGAGATGGCCGTCGAAGAGTCCGGCATCTGGCTGAGTGACGACGACTTCGAGGAGTTCGCCAAGCGGCGGAGGCTGCCGTCCCCCACCAAGCAGAAGCCCGGCGGCGCTGAGACGCCCGGCGGGGACGCAGAGCAGGGACAGGGCGGCGGCGGTATGGGTGGCGGCACCTACGCCGCGCCCGACGTGACGAAGACGGCGGTCCGCGCCAAGCTCGACCCGGAAGACTTCGTCGACCCGGACGGCCGCCGCTTCCCGATTGCCACCTGCGCGGACGTGCCCGACGCCGTGTCCTCGTACGGGCGTGCCAACCCGAAAATCCCGTACGCGAAGTTCAAGGCCCGGCTGACCGCCATCGCCAAACGCAAGGGCTGTGATCTGCCCGAGAGCTGGAAGGCCGCAGAGAAGATGGCTGCACTCATGGCGGGGGCCGCCCCGACCGCCCCGCCGAAGGAATGGTTTGCCGACCCGAAGCTGTCCGGTCCGACGCCGCTGCACATCGGCGACGACGGCCGTGTGTACGGGCACGCCGCCACCTGGGGAACCTGTCACGTCGGCATCGGTGACTCATGCACCCTGGCACCCAAGTCGCGCACCTCGTACGCCTACTTCCACACCGGCGAGGTAGTCACCGCGGACGGCTCCCGGCTCCCGGTGGGTCGCCTGACGCACGGTGGCGGCCACGCCATGCCGAACCTGGGCTATCGGGCGGCGGCGGAGCACTACGACAGCACGTCCAGCCTGGGTGCCCTCGTGCGCGCGGGCGAAGACGAGTACGGCATTTGGGTGGCGGGCGCGCTGGTGCCCGAGGCGGACGAGGCGGCCGTGCGGGTCATGCGTTCGACGCCGCTGTCCGGCGACTGGCGGCGTATCGGCGGCAACCTGGAGATGGTCGCCGCCCTGCACGTCAACACGGCCGGGTTCCCGATCCCTCGGGCGATGACGGCGGGCGCGGGCGAGGAGCCGTTCAGCCTGGTCGCCGCCGGAGTCCTGTGGACCGAGCGGCCGGGCGACTCGGTCACGGCTAGCCTGCCGGTAGACACCGAGGCTCTGGGTCGGGCCATCGCCCGGGGAATGCTGGCGGAGCAGCAGGAGGTGGCCGAGCGGACCGCGCGGGCTGCCGAGTGGGCCGAGCTGGTCGCGGCAGCCACCGCGACCGGCGGACGCGCCGATTACGATGAGGCTCTGGGCGGCCTTCTCGTCGCCCTGGCCGAGTAAGGGAGGAGGCCTGATGGGCTGCAACTGTGGTGGAGGCGGAAGCGGTCTCGGCAACTACGAGGTGCGCGACGCGCAAGGCAACCTGCTCAAGTCGTTCACGGCCGTGCGGGAAACCGAGGCGAAGGCGTTCGCGGCGAAGGTGCCCGGCACGACCTGGCGCAAGACGAGCTAGCGCACGACGAAGGGCCGCCCCTCTTCCCTGGGGGCGGCCCTTCGTCGTGCGCTGCCCGCTACTCCGGCTTGCCGAACGCCTGGTCGCGCGCCCGCTTCAGCACGGCGATCAGGCGGTTCAGGTCCCGCCAGTCGTCGATGCTGGCGTGCCAGCCGTCGAAGTCGGGGGAGTGGTCCAGCTTCTCCCGCAGCTTCGCGACGTCGATGAGCGGCATGTCGGCCTGCTTCAGCCATTCGTTGACGACGGCGAACAGTCGGTCTGTCGCCTCGTCCGGGTATTCCTGGCTGGAGGCCAGGGTGGCAACCTGAACCTCGCCGCTCTGATTGCTGGCCCACGCCACCCGTACGCGTACGGGCGTGGCATAGATCGTCTCGCTGGGCATCGCTTCTCCCATCTCGGGGTGGTGCGCCCGGCGTCTCGCCGGTGCTGCCTGGGATCCTATGCCCTGACGACCTCGTGCCGTTCGACGATCTCCCAGTATCGGGCCGCTGGCACGTCGTCGATGTGCACGGTGCCGTGCTCCTGCTGGATGTCCTCGACGATCCCCGGCACGTCGTACTCGTCCTCGCGGCCGTCGAGCGTGATGACGACCTGGTGCCGCATGTCGGTTTGGGTGATCATGACTTCTCCTTCTTGTTGCGGACCAGCTCGGCGAGTTCGTTGATGAGGTCGGTGACCTCGTTGACGTTCATGCACTGCATCTGCTCGCCGCCCTTGACGTAGGCGTGCCGTTCCAGCAGCTTCTTGATCCGCTTTTCGGTCGTCATGGTGTCCTCCTCGGTCTGTCTATCCAAAGCATACACCACCGTTGACAGCACGCGCAAGGGGCGTAGACTATTAGTAGACAGGAAATGGAGGAAGAGATGGCCCGCTACTACGCCCACCGACACCCGGCCGTGACCGGGCTGGTCCTACTGATCCTCGGCCCGTACCTACTCGCCGCCCTGGCGCTCTACACCGTGGCGTACGTGCTGGGCACGGCCGTCGATATGGCGCTCGGCAAGAGGTGAACGACAGTGACCGAACCTCTATTCGAGATCGATCACCAAGACCCCAACCGCGAACACCAGGCCTGCGAGCGATGCCTCACCGGGGCGTGGGCGTCCGACGATGCGCTGCGCGTGCGCGGCTGGCTCGTGTACGACGGCCTGTCCGTCACCGATGAGCCGCTGCACGTCCGTATCTGCCCGTCATGCCAACGAAAGGCAGGGAAGCTGTGAGCCAGATCGTTACCCCGTCGCTGACCAACTGGGACCTGTACCGCAAGTGCTCGCAGGTGTGCCGGGCCGAGATCGGCGAACCCTGCTTCAGCCTCTCCGGCCGGATTGCCGAAGGTCGCCCGGACGGGCTCCGCACCCCGCTCGACGCCCCCCACGTGACCCGTAAGCTCCGCACTCGTCGGGCGGCGAAGTGATGGAAATTCAGGCTGGCTCGACCATCACGAACGGCTCTACCGCGATACGGGTAGACAGGCGCGTGGATCGGCATCCGAGATGGAACGCCCCAGGCTGGGAGGGCGTCGTCATTGCCATGGAGGAGTTCGCCAGCCGCAACGTGCGCGACTTCGTCCCCGACTATCTGGCGTCGTCGTGGTGGCATGTCCCGTTTGAGTGGCGGCCGGTGACCGGAGGTGGCCTGGAGGAGCGCTACGTCTGGTCACGCGGCTACCGCTACCTTCAACGCGAGGTGCGCCAGATTGTGGAGCTGCCCGAGCAGGAGAGCATCTAGCCGTCGTTTTCGATCATGGCTCCGGGCTGCTTCTCGCCCATCGGCGAGTCGTGCGCCGCGTCGGCTGCGGCGTTCGGGTTCACCATCAACTTCGGCCACTGGTCCACCGGCAACGGCAGAACAGTCATGGGTGGCGGCGTGAACGGCTTCATCCGGTAGTCCTCTTGCCCATACCAGACTGCCTTCTGGTGGGTCGTCTTCACGCCCGTGTGCACCATGACGGGCAGCCCCACCTGGTGCGCCCTCAGGCAGAACGACACGTCCTCGCCGCACCTTTCCCCGTCCGGGCCGGGGATGCGCTCAAACCAGATGTTCGGCGGCGCGCCCTGCTCGTGGAGCCATCCGGAGATCTTCTCGTACACGGACCGGTGCGTGAGCAGGAATCCGCAGCCGGTTGCGCCGACCCGCGTCACCTCGCCGGTCCAATCCTGCCGGGTCAGCATCTTGTACGCGCCAGGCATCCCCGACTTCGGCTCGACCCAAGCCCAGTCGTAGAGCGTCGGTGCGAGGCTGGAACGCAGGCCGCCCCGGAAGTCGTGGGTGAAGTCGCCCTCGATGAAGCACAGGCCGCCGACGATCGGCATAGTGTCCGGGTCGGCCACTTCCAGCAGCTTCTCTAGGGCGTCCTGCTCGAAGCCGATGTCGGTGTCGATCCAGAGCAGCCAGTCCGATTCGCTGGACAGGAATGCGGCGGTGGCCGTGTTACGGGCGTGCGACAGCTCCATGGAGCGGCCCCACACCGGGCAGAAAGAGCCGTTGTTCATCAGGCCCGAATTGTGCAGCAGGTGATCCCCGTGGGCCTTGTCGTACGCGGCCATCCGCCATAGCGACTCGACGTAGTTCCATCCGGCGTCGTTCAGGTGCGGCGTGCCGATGCAGACTTTCTCCCCGGCGCGCGGGTTGAGAGCCCGGTCAAGTTCGATCTTGGCACCGGCGGCCGTGGCCAGCCGCACCGACTCCGTGACCGCCTCGGGCGTGACATGAGGTTCGTCCTGCCAAGTGTCGTAAAGTAGCCCGCCTCCCTCGCAGCGAGCCGGATTGGGGCACTGCGAGTGGTCCCCCACCCAGTGCGGATGCAAATCTCCGACGATGAACCGCTTGTCGCCGGGCACAGGTGACTCCATACGGTCTCCTCCTCCGTGAACCGGCAGGATACCGCTATGATCGCCGCAGGTGTATCGGTGCTGCCACGGTCCGGCCGAGCGCTCGAAGTGTGAAGAGAGAACCAGTAGTGAATCTTCCTTTCCAGGTCCCGACTAACTCGGATGGCACATACGCCTTTTCCGGGATGTCGACCGAGGACCTGACTTCGATTCGCTCGCAGGCCCGCGATGCCGCAGCGCAGTACGCGGAGATGGATGTCTCCGACGTGTCGGCCGACGACATCGCGACGATGCGCGAGCTGACCACCATCGTTCAGGGCGTCGATGCGGAACGCACCCGGCGCAGCGGTGCAGCCGGTGCCTTCGCCGCCCTCACAGACAGCCTCGGCGACGAGGACGAGACCGGCGACGAGGAGGACACCTCGGGCGCGGATGCCGAGGGGACCGGAACCCCGGAGACTCCCGCGACGACCACGGCAGCGGCCAAGCCGACCGCGCCGAGTGTCGCCGCCGTGGCCTCCCGGACCACCCCCGCCGTCCCGGCCGATCTGGTGCCAAATCGGACTCCGGCCGTCATCCTCGCCGGGGCCAACTCCTCCGACTACCCGGCCGGTTCCGAGCTGGACTGGGAGAAGGTCGGCAAGGCCGTCGAGAAGGCGTTCCTCCAGTACTCCGCATTCGGTGGGGCCGGCGGTTCGCGGCGGGACCCGATCGCCCAGTTCAAGCTGGAGTACCCGAAGGAGCTGACCGCGTCGGGCGGCCTCGCGGACGACGCGACGGCGGTCATCGACTACGCGGCCTCGGAGAAGCGGCTGCCGGGCGGTTCGCTGCTGGCGTCGATCAACCTGGCGCGCAAGAAGATCGAGGCGCAGGGCGGCAACAGCCTGACGGCGGCCGGTGCGGGCTGGTGTGCGCCGTCGGAGGTCATCTACGACCTGTGTGAGCTGGAGTCGGCGGACGGTATGCTGGACATCCCGGAGATCAACGTTTCGCGGGGTGGCATCAAGTTCACGACGGGTCCGGACTTCTCGTCGATCTACTCGGGTGCCGGGTTCTTCCACTACACCGAGGCGCAGATCGTTACGGGCGTCACGAAGCCGACGATGCCGGTGCCGTGTCCGTCCTTCACGGATGTTCGGCTGGAGGCGGACGGTCTTGCGATCCAGGCGGATCTGTTGCAGCTTCGCGGGTATCCGGAGCTGATCGCCCGGTTCGTGCGGGGTGCGATGGTCGCGCACACGCACAAGATCAACCAGTTCATGATCAACGCTCTGGTGACCGGCTCGACCGCGCTGTCCCTGCCGTCCGGCGTCACCAGCCACACCCCCGGAACCGGCAGCACCTGGTCCACCGACCACTCCGTCGTGACCGTGCTGCTCGCCGCCATCGACATGGCCATCCAGGACTACAAGTACCGGCAGCGGATGGCCCTCAACTCCACCCTCGAAGTGGTCCTGCCGAACTGGGTGCAGTCCTGGATTCGGACCGACGTGACGCGCCGCCAGTTCCTCGACGGCGAGACCACCGGCGACGTGTTCGCCATCACCATGCAGAAGATGGCCGACTGGCTGGCTGTGCGTGGCGCGCGCGTCCAGTGGGTCTACGACTGGCAGGACGCCTTCTACTGGGCCGCCTACCCGACCGGCGCGCCGTCGGTGTGGCAGCAGTTCGGTGCCAGCCCGACAAGCACCGACTTCGTGCAGGACTGGCCGCACACCCTCCAGTTCCTGCTGTATGCGGCCGGGACCTGGGTGCGCGGCAACGCGGACATCATCACCCTGGACACCGTGTACGACTCGACGCTGCTGGCGCAGAACAAGACCACCCAGCTATTCACCGAGCAGGGGATCCTCGCCGCGAAGACCTGCTTCGACAGCCGGGTCTACACCGTCGGCAACCTGAGCGGCGGTCTCGTGCCGATCGGACAGGGTCCGTACGCGGCGACCGCGCAGACCACCTGGACCAACCCGTAACCAACCGCGACCGTCCGGCCAGCGACCCGCGCTGGCCGGACGGCTTCGAGGCGAAAGGAGACGGGGGACTAGATGGCGACTCTCACCCCGATGACCGGGCCGGTCTTCGTACCGCAGCCCGCCGTCGGCAACATCCGATACGGCCTGTTCTCGGCCGCCAACGGCCCGTTTCCGATGCCGGACCACGGGGACATCGGCGGCGTGCAGTACATGGAGGAGCACTGCGGTAGCGCGCACCTGTGGGCCGCCGCGTCCTGTTCCAGCCCCACTGTCAACGGCGGCTTGCTGCCAATCGACGCCTGTGATGGGACGGCTATCGGCTTGCCGTTCCAGGCCATCTCCAGCATCAAGCTCGGGGCGTTCCCCTGGGATGCGCCTGAGGTGGAACGACGCGCCCGGATACGGCTGGGTGACAACGCCCAGTACGTCGCGGAGCAAGCGTTCTGGGGCGGCACGGCCGACGTTCAGCCCGTGGTCCAGCGGGCCGAGCTGAACGGCGGCTCCGGCATCCTCGACATCACCCCGACGCCGGGAACGCCAGTCACCATTGAGTACGGGCTAGGCCTGCTGGAAGACGCGTTGGCGCAGTACAGCTATCCGGGCCTGATCCACGCCCGCCCGGTCGTGTCGCCGTTCGCGGCGGAACGAATGCTGGCCCCGACGCCGCTGCAACTGCCCAAGGGACCGACGGGCGTGCAGTACACGCCGATGGGCAACGTGTGGTCCTTCGGGCGCGGCTACTCCGGGCACAAGCCGACCGATGACACGGTCGTCCCGGCGGCGGGCACCGCGTACATGGTCGCTACGGGCGCGGTCACCGTGTTCCGGGACGACAAGGTGTTCGTCAACCCGCCAGAGCGCGGCTTCGACCGGTCGGGTAACGCCTGGCAGGCGACGGCGCAGCAGGCGTACGCGATCACCGTGGACTGTGTGGCGTTCTTCGTGCTGATCGCGTTGAGCGCGATGACGGCCAACACCAGCACGACGCCCGCCTCCACGGTTCAGTGGTGATACTGGTGGGGCACATCTACGAGCTGGGAGGGTGACCGGTGCCGAGTGTTGTGATCATCAGCAAGCATGAGCCGGAAGGCGAGACGGCGGGCCGCCTGCTGGAGCTGGCCGCAGAGCTGGGCCACGACGTGCGCGACGTCGCCCTCATGCGCGGCGAGCACGACGCCGCCCTGTCCTTCCAGGTACCGCAAGACGTGGCCGACGCGTTCAACGCCGACCGCGCCGAGCGTTGGCCCACCGACGATGTAGACCCGAACACGCCGCCGGTTCGCGTGCGGCCCGGCAAGGCCAAGGAGTAGGTAGATGACGGCCGTATGTCAGGCCCCTATCCAGGGGACCACCATGCGGGTCCAGGCGATCAACTCGTGTGGCACCCCGAAGACGGGCTCCTGCGTGTCGGCCGTCTCGACCGGCATGGTTTCGGTGGAGATGCAGGATCAGGTGGAGTCGGGCCAGGAGATCATCGTCCTGAACGCGGCTGGCGTGATGTGCGTCAACGAGAAGTCACCGAAGCAACTCAAGTGGATCGACGTGACGATCACCTTCTGCAACGTCGACCCGGAACTGTTCAACCTGATCACCGGTTCCACGCTGGTCCTTAACGACGCCGCCACCCCGGCAGCCGTCGGCTTCCAGACCCGCACCGGCAACTACGCGACCGGACAGTTCGGTCTCGAAGTGTGGACGAACATCTCAGCCGGGGCGTGCGTCACGCTGGGCACGTTCTCGCTGGTTCCGTACGGGTATTTCCTGCTGCCGAATGTGGTGGAGGGAACCGTCGGAGATGTCAAGATCGAAAACGGTGCCATCTCGTTCACCGTGTCGGGCCGCACCAAGCAGGGCACCAACTGGGGCGTCGGCCCGAAGACCGTGCTCGCCAACATGACGACCGGCGCAGCCGAAAACCTGCTCGTCGCCCTCCCGAACGACACCCACCGGCACCTCCAGTGGACCTACCTGGCACCGCCTGCCGGATCCTGCGGCTGCGCAGCCTGATCGGCCGTAGTCGGGGGCCGCCCGGACGGCGGCCCCCGCACCATCCGGAAGGGATCGGCTCATGACCAGCCCCGTGTACGGCTCGAAGGTTCTGCTGGCCATGCCGCAGGCCGCCTACGACGCGTCGACCAGCCCCCGCCAGTTCAGCACCGCCGAGCTGGAAAACCTGGCCTGGGACCTGAACGTGGTCAGCTTCGCGGGCGGCACCTCGCCGAGCATCACGTTCATCCTGGAG